TCAGGGGCAAATCTCAATTGGGACGCCCTGTAAGGGGTCAGGGATGCCCTGTAAGCACATCGAAGGGGTCAGTGCATACCCACCCCCACCGCCACCCTGAAGGGGGATAGGGAGGCCGTGAGGGGGCTTAGGAATTAAATCCATTTAAAGATTAAATTTATTAATTATGCTACATTAATTAATCCTAAATTAACTAAAGCGTTAGCCAAAGCCATTGCTTCAGAACTACTAGCAATATCACCAGCGGCTACTGTTGCACAGACAATTGGTGTTGCACCATAAAATCCGATTTTAGCAGAATCGTTTCCACCGATAGAAATTGAATCATTACTCGCATCAACATTAATAACATTATAAGTATCAGACTCAACAACAAAATCAATATTACTAAGTCCTTGGCTATTAACTTGAACAGCACCACCGCCTACTCTAAAATGTTCTGAGTTAGTGCCACCTGCTTGCATATAAAAAACTAATCTACCATCTTCAGAACCATCAGAATCATCGACAATATCACCCAATAATTGACAAAAAGTAAGATAATTACCATTATGGTCCCTTGCATTCCATTTAATGTTTCCTATATCAAAAGAATCGTGGTCGCCTTCTGCGGAAGGTGTAGCATGTCTTTTAAAAATAATTTCAGGTTCATTTCCTGCGTTTTCATCTGTGTTTCTATTTTCTAACATTAATTGAGGTCTTTGGTCTGTATTTGAGGCTAAATGTAACATATATTCAGGTGCGCTTGGGGTATCTCCACCATCAAATAAACCAATTCCAACATTACCGCCAGTAGTAATTCTAACTACACCTTGAGTTGGGTCTAATGGGTCATTAGCAGTATTTACTATATCATCATATTTATCTTGATAAAAACCAATTTGTAAATCATCTTTGCTGTATGCTGTTCCAATAGCCCAAGTTTGGTCTTGAGCATCACCGCTATCATCATCAGCAGATATGTATAAACCACTACCTCTATAATCATTAACTGTATGACAAATAATATTTGCTTGACTATATTGAGTATCTTGTGTTGAACTTACTCTTAATTCAGTAACCCCTGCACTGTCAATATGTAAATCGGATAAAGGTGAAGATGCATTAATTCCAATTCTTTGGTCAGCAGCATCTATTCTTAATACTTCTTGACTAGCCGAACTTCCATCTTTTACTTGGAAAACAATATCCGCGTTACTTACTTTATTCTCAAAAGTAGTTACACCACTTGCACTTGTAATTGACATGGCTTCTATCAATGTCCCAGCACCAGCACCTTCATCAGCAACAGTTAATGATAAATTATTCTTATCAAGAGTATACATTTGAAAACTTCTTGCTGCCCCATTATCAGAACCGCCCACCATAGCAATTAAAGCCACAGGAATAAATTTATCAAAATTTGTTGCATCACTGTTAAAATCGGAAACTTTTGGAGTTGATGCCGCAGTTCCCTGAATAATTTCAATATGTGGAGTTCCACCATCATTGTAATCTAAAACCACCCAATCATATCTTGTATGAGTCCCATGAGCAGCAACAGTATTGACTGTTAAATTACTATCATAAGTATGCATTTTACCGTCAAACATATATTTAATATCAGCAGTTAATGTAACTGTATTTAATGTAGAACCGCCCGGAGAAGAAATAGCAAATCCACCATGCTCAATAATCATTCTATCATAAGCAAAAGATTCAAGTCCTTTAATTACACCTGAATGAATTGCATCCGTTCCGTCTTGTAGCCCTTCACTTGGGCTTGCTGCTAATGTGGATATTGTTTTATTATTTCCTACCATTTTATTCTACCTCCATTGTAAATGTAAAGTCTAATGTATCTGATGAAGTAACTGGGCCAATTGCGTCAAAATTAATTCTAGCGAGCATTACATCACTAGTTTCAGCAGTATAAGTTGTTGTTGTTCTTAGTTCATCAAATTGGGCATCTTGTGGCATAGTATCACTAAAGAATGCAATTTCTCTAACAGTATTGCCTTGTAAACTACTACCACTAAATGAAACTGCAAAATCTATTGTAGTATCATCAGATTCAGTATTAGTAGTAGTTTGTTTAGTTGTTAAGATTGGTACATCTAAGTCAGTTGCATTAGGTGATGTAGCGTTACCACCGTTACCAATATTTGCTTTAGTATACATATCTTTTATGAATAAAGCCACTTTTCTTTTTGTTGTATCAGTTATCATGTTAAATCCTCCCTTAATACTTCAGTTGTGGTTCTTGTGCCTATCTTAAGCAAAGTACCGAAGCCAAGAGTAGTAGATAAACCTAATGGTGTATGCCCGCTTACCGTAGATTTTGTCGCAATAATTTGTATTGGTTTAAGTTTGATAGTATCAATTTCATTATATGTTAAAGTTGGGGCTTTAAAGTTATCACCTCTAAGAAATGATTCCATTCCTTTTTGGCTTTTAAGTATTTCGGCTAATCTTGAATCTAATTCTTTAGAATAACCACCAAGGTCAATTTCTAATATGCCAGAAGTTTCATGTTTTACTTCAAGAACAACATATTGTCCTCTAGAAATATGTTCACTAGGGTAATCTATAGTAATTATATCTCCAGATTTAATCCATTCTAAGTTTTTATTTGATACTTTAAGATTAACTCCTTGTTCATTTGAGTTATAAAATTTAAGTAAGTCTCTTGCTTTTGTATCTACTTCTGTTTGAGTAGTTAATTTATCATGAAATTCTTCTAATGTTTTTTTACCTATTTTTCTAATACTTCTAACATTTTGTTTTATAGATTTAACATTCCTACCATAGATAATAATTTCATTATAAACGTCAAAGGCAGATTTATTTTGAGATACTTCTAATACATTTATATCACTATTATTTTCATTAATTTCAATATCAGTATACCTAACTGTGGCATTATTACCGATTAATTTAATATCTTCTTTATCTATTAATATTTCCTTATTTTTATAATTTGCTAAATATCTTAAACTATTGTAAATATCAGCACCTTGAATATTTGGACCTAAAAAGTAAGGGTATTCAACAGTTGAATTTTCATAAACAATATTATTAGTTTCTAAAATATCATTGGCAATATCTTCTACTTCTGAACAAATTTTGACTGTTGAACCAATAGATGCAGTTTCAACATTTTTTAATTTAATTTCTTGATTACTAGTTATTGTAAAAATTTCCCCTAAAGAAATAACTCCTGACATTTTATTAGGTACATTTTCACTGTAATTTAATTTAGTGTAAAAATGACGCCCGAAACCTCCACCTATTACATCGGAATTAGTTGTAATGTGGATATTCCTTCTATTTTTTTCTATACCATCATTCATTAACATATCATAAGAACCATCTGAAAATAACTTACCATCACCAAATAATTCGGTATTATGTGAATAACTAGCAGTTCTCGGTACTATAAATCTTCTACTTGTTGAAGTATGGTCTACATTTATAGGGACATACATTGATTGTACTGCTTCATTATAATCTCTTTGAAATCTATCTCCTTTCTTAAACCCTTTTTCATAAAATTGAATTGCCCCAACATCACCATACATATTATCGGAATAAGGTTTTTTAGTATAGTTGCTAGACATTTTATATAAATCTATTTCAGTAGGTGATTTAGGCCATAAACATACATGGGCAGGTCGCATTATTCTATATGTGTTTGACAATTCAGAAGAACTACTACAATTATCAATTATTAAATCATGATAGTGATAGGGGCTACCTGCGGCGGGAGTAGAATTTGTTCTTATTGTGTGTGAAATAATATAATGTATTTTTGATGGGTATCTATCTTGAATACTTTCACTAAATATAGTATTATCTGCTAGTGATTTTAAATCTTCTATTCTTGGCCCATCATTACTTACTAAATAACAACCTGTTAAATTAGGTACAAAATCTAACCATTTATTATGTATATTTGCGCTAGTATCATATGTTATCATAGCAATATCACTTTCACCATTTGGACTAATGTAACCAAAATTTCTAGCATGAGTATCACTTGAATCAGTAACAAGTAAACCTTTGAATACAATATTTGCTCCCGTAGCAATTGTTTCACCAGCGTCACTACTTCCCCCACTTGTTGTTCCGGCATTATATTTTAACGCCCCATCTTCTTCAGTAATTTTATAATATGCAAAAATTTCATGAGGGGTATTAATTAAATATGATGTTCCTTTATACACTGTATTAGATGATTCTTGTTTATTACCCATGTGTGGAAAAACCGTATGGACAGCATTATTTGTTGAACAAGTAATTGATGCGCCCACATCAACTTCTTCATCGCCACCATATTCTACATTAAAATTAGATAAACAAACCGCTCGTAAGGTAGAATAAATACCATAGCCTATTGAACTGCCGTCAAAAATCTTTTTATTTGCTCCTCCAACACGTTTATACATATCTCGTTGTAATGATTCTAAAACTTTAGAAGGATGTATGAAATCATTTGTTGGTGTACCGTTTCTAGCAATTTCTTTTTTACCTGCCAAGGGATGATAACCTGAAGAATTTATGGCAGTAGTAGCAACATAATCTGAAGATGAGTTAGCAGTTTCGCCTCTATATAATACTGTACCACTTTTAACATCACATTCAGCAGCCGCAGTTAATGTAATTATACTATTACCTGAAGTATTAGATATACCATCAATAACTCCTATAAAATCCCCTTGCCTATTATATATTTTATCCCCTGCTGATAATGTATGGCTTCCGGGAGTATGGGAAATATTATTGTATTGGAAGGCAGTAGTAGTTCCTCCTGTAATTGCAGTATTATTAGTATATGATACACTAACACTATTGATAACATATGATGCTTTGAATAACTCAAAGCCTTCAAAAACAGGGGGTAAACTAATATGATGTAATTTACCAGTAAGTAATGTATCACTATCGGACATTAACATACCACTAGTATAATAATTATCATATTCACCACCTGTGCCTACACCCATACCTGCACCAAAGGCAGGTGTTGTTGATGAACTATTACCATTAAATATAGCAGATTGTAACATATTTAATTTAATTGGATTTAGTGCGAGAGATGTAGAATCTTCAGAATCCTTTTGTTTACTACTTTCATGAATTCTTAAGTATGTAGATTTTCCACCTCTCCCTGATGCTTGATATGGGTAATAACTTTTATTATTAGCACCACCTTTATCTGAGTTATTTAATTTATATAATAGACCAGTGTATAATGAACCATTTGGTTTTTTAGCAGATGCGGTTAAAGTTATTTGCGTTGAAGAAACAGAACTAACCGTTCCAATATAATTACCTTCATTATCATAAACATTACCTTGAGCAAAGGCCGTACTTGGGTCTGCGGAAGAACCTCCTGAAGTCGCATCTTTTGTAGTAATTACTGTATCACTACTTGAATAGCCTCCTGACTGAACATACATTCCTGAAGTAATAACATTTTGATATCTAGTATAATCAAATACATCTACTAATTTATTATTTTCTGGAGCATTTTCTGGGTCAACTAAATTAAAATGCCAATCATAAGTACATTCAATTAACCTCATTAAACCTATTCTTTTCATTTCATTAGTTTTAATACTAGCACTTGAAATATTTAGAGTTTCATAAGAATCATCATCTTCTTCAAGGTAATTACCTGAACCTAAATAATTTCTATGTTTGATATTAGAACTGACTAATTTAGGTTTGCTTCTCAATAATATATTGTAATCACTAAAATCTCTTTCTAAATTACCAATATGGTGTTCTCTTGTCATACTATCGGGCCACATATCTGAGGGACTAAATAAGAAAGGAGTTACACATTTAGGGTCAATTAATTCCCAATTATCTTTACAATTGCTAATAGCATTATTTTTAATACCTAAAATAGCAGCATTTGAAGAATTTGCTTCATCACCTAGTAAATCTACGTTCCAAGGTCCACCAGTTGTATTTGACCTAAATTTAGGCATGAGAGTATAATCAGTATTATCATTTGAAGCAGGATAAATAGTTCTATCTCCAAAATTTCCTCCTGTTGCTGAATATACTCCTCTAGTTTCAGGTGAACCTTGTTTTTCATTAGAGTCAGAATAATCATCATTAAAATGCATATCTTTACTAGTTGGGGTAGTAAGTATTCCCGGAATTAATCTATATGATGGAGCGTAAGCATTAAATTCACCCTTTTTATCTGAATAAGTATTAGAAGGTTCACCAGTTGTTAATTTATTTTTATTATAATATATTCCACCCTTATTAGTTTTTTGTAAATTAATATATCTAAAAGTGAAGCCGCCATATCTATTATGTAAATCTGCAAAATTTAAACTACCGTTATAATTAGAATCTAATGATATATTATAAATAATGGGTTTACCAGCAGAAGATAATTCAGAATTAATTAATTTTAATACTCCTCCTGCTCTTAATCCTTGAGTATTAATTAAATATAAACCATTTGTTTTTTGTGTTGAAGTATAAATATATTCATTTGCACTAATAGCCCTTGGTAATTTTCTATCAAGAGTAATATAAGCATCGGAACCACTTTTATATTCTAAACCTAACATTTTACCTAAATATGCACCATCCGATAAGTATAAATGTTTATTATTTAATGCTGAATACATTGCCGCAGCAGCACCGCTTATTGTAAATACTCCGTATTCTCCTTGACTTTCTGCACCTGAAAATTTATATGCACTAATTGTTAATGTTTCTAGAGTAGTATCAGCAGGATTTTCATCAACTCTACCCATAATAACCGGACAATTAGGTGCAATATCAATAATAGTTGAACCTCCGCCGGTTTCATAACTAACAACTTCATATTCAGTTAATGAATTTACAGTGTGTTTTTCAATATTAGTATTAGTTATTTCATCTTTTAAATCAGCATAAAAAGAAGCATCAACATCAACAGAATTAGGATGATTTAAATAATAACCTAAAGCATTAGAATTACTTGAAGAAGAAGTTCCTACTAAAGTTGAACCCTCAATATTAGGGCGACCGTTACTATCATCTGTTAATTTATTTCCTGATGTAAATATTAACCCTTTGTCAGCAGAACCTAATAAAGAACTAACTGAATTAGTAGTTAATGTATTTTTTGACATTGCTTTAGCAAATGAAAGGCTGTTTCTATCGGGTCTTATTATAGTTAAAGTTTCACTTGAATCTCCATCATTAGGCGCGATATACAAACCTTCTTCTAAAGTTACTGTTGTCCCGTCATTACTAAATACTCTACCTACAAAATACCCTTCACTATCAAATAACATATCTCCGGGTAAAGCATCTTGAGCATCCCAAGAACCTGCATATGTTATCGTATTTACACCAACCATATTAGCGGTAACACTTAATGTAATAGCGGTTAAATCATTTAAACCTGACCTACTAGTACTATAAATTTTTTCCACTGGTCCAATAGTAGAATAAATAATATCATCCGAATGAGTGTAGTCTTTATTTACCGTAGGGCCAAGTAGTTTATTAATTTTATTTCTACCTGCTAAGTGATATTTTAAACTACCATCTTCAACATAATTTTCAAATGTTTCTGCTTCTCCTACAAATATAGTTTTATATACATTATATTTTCCATTATAGTAATCTAAGAAATTGGCTTCATTAGCACTTTCTGAACGGTATAATTGTAATCTTGGAGTTTGTAATTTAATAATGTTATGATTACTATCCCCATAATCAATTTTAAACACTAAACCTGTTTGCTTGCCACTAGTTAAAATTAATTCTGCATTATATAGTCTACTTCCACTAACACTACCTGTTGCATAAGTATTATTACCATATACGATTGTTTCGGATTGAGTAGTTAAACCAACATTAGTATAATTAACCTTAGTATCAATGGTAAAATCAACAATTAAATTTTCACATATTTTTGACCAAGGTTTTCTATAATAATTACCATCAGTAATAGTAGTAACTAAATTTGAAATACTTCCATC